TTCATCCAATAGACTTTCGGGCAATTCCGTATCTATTAATTGATGGTACTTTTCCCACTGTTCTTGATTGTGAATAGCGGTTTTCCAAGCGTTAAGTTGATCATTATATTCTACAATTTTTTCTGATTCCCGCAACGCTTCAGCTTTAGCATTTGCTATTAGTGCGTCTTGTTCTGATATTAAATTTTGTGTTTTGTGTGTATCAATAGCTTGTAAGCAAGTAGGACAATTACCATGCAGTGCTTGCATTTTCTTTTTGAACATGGTTGCATCTTGAATAGTCTTATCGTATTCAGCTTTTCTAGCTATTGATATGCTTACTACGCCCTCGGGTTTAGCAGGCATAGGTAGTAGTGTAATTTCAGCTAATAATTGCTTGTATACATTATTTTTTGAAATCTTTTTATTGGTTTTTTCAATGTCTTGAATTGCAGTTGATAATCTACTAGCTTCTGCAACTAGACTATCGTCTAAAACGGAAACCGGAGCATAACCTTTTGGTTCAAAACTTGTTTTACTATACTTGCCTATCCACTGCTGAATAGTATCTAACTTAGCTTGTGCTTGTGTAAGGTCTTTACCTACTTCCGCTGCTGCTTGTTTAAATACTTCTCCCGCTTGTGTATATTTGCCTAAGTTAAGTAATTCTATTAAGAACTTTTTTCTAGCCGTATCTGCACTAGTTAGAAATTCTAAACTGCCTGCATGACTTTGATAAACAATCTGTGAAAATGTTTTGTGGTCTATGCCAATTAATTGCTCGATTAGCTTATAAGTAGTAGTGGCAGTATGACCACTAATGTCCTCACTACCCTTATATAATTTTACTTGCTGTTGTTGACCACGTTTTGTTTCAATTTTATAATCGCTGCCGTCTTTATTAAATACAAGTTCAATTTGATAATGCTTGTCCTTAATATAGCGATTTAGTATATCGCCTTTTTTAATGCCTTTGCTGTTTTTATTGAATAGTACTTCTTCTAAGATCAGTGCAACGCTGCTTTTACCATGACCATTTTTACCCACAAGCTGAGTAAGTGGACTCTGTGTAAAATCAATTCGGTTGCCCTCGCCATAACTAAAAGCATTAGACCAGCGTAGTTCTTTTAATATAATCATAGTTCTAGCTTGTCCGAATAATTGTAAAATTCTTTTAGTGTTTCTGAAACCGCGTCTTCGTTAAGTTGTAAGATATAGGTTAGATATTCCTTAACCTCTTCACCCAGCGAAAGTTCTGGGTCTAAGATTAGTTGAGTTTCTTGTGCGCGTTTAACTACCTTTTTATCGATAAGATCGCTGTCCTCAAGCTGGCCCAGCTCGTGCAAGTCACCCTCAATTTCATAAATTGTATGGTGAAATTGGGTTTGCGGTTTAGGGTCATGTACACCTACTGTTTGCTTAATCAACTGCGGAAGCTGAAAAGGCATCCAAATATGAGTTAAATTATCGCAGTCTAGTAATATAGCTCCAGTATTAACCTCATTACGGTGAAAGCTAGTAGTATAAGGGCTGCCTGGGTATAAAATGTTTCTTTGCGAGTTCTCATAGCTGTGTAAATCTCCGGCTAGTACCCGTTGCCAACGATCAAATAGTGCTAAATCTACTTCTGGTTTAACGTGTGGCGGAATTTCTCCGCGAACATGAGTACAAAGAATCTTTTCTGCAAAAGTATACTTTGTAGTTTCCAGTTCTTTTAGTTTATTATAGGGTACAAAATCAATACCGTGTCTGGTATAGAAATCATCTACAATAGTTACTAGTGGATTAATTCTAGTAGTAGCACGTTTTAAATAGCTTAGGAATGTAGTATCCTTTTTAAGCATTTCATGATTGCCAGGATAAACTATACACTCTACATCAATACTAGCCATTAAGTCAAAGTATAGCTCAACTTCATCCATAGTTGGAAGTCTGTCAAATATATCGCCGCCTAAGACTACTAGGTCGGCATGCTGCTGCATCTTGTTAAATTGTTCTATAAATAACTGAAATCTGTTTTTAGCCCACTCAACTGGGACGTTTTTACTTCCTAGCTTTATGTGAATATCTGCAATGAAAAGTATGTTCATAAATTTAATTCTTTTTTATAATTTTCTACCGCTATAGAAGCTTCTTCTCCAGTATCGTACATTCCTATATGAATTGTTTTACCTGCTATTTTTATAGCTGCTTGATACCTATTATATACTTTTCTAACATTTCTATAGCCAGAGGTGGAGAGTTTTTTATTTGCTTTTCGTACATTTTTATTTTGACTAATATCTTGTAAATTATCAAGCCTATTATCGTCTTTTATGCCATTTATATGATCAATGATATGTTCGGGCCATTCTTGGAAACAATAGAACCATGCTAATCTATGTGCTAAATATAGTTTTCCATCTACGCTAATTTGTCTATAACCAGAACCATTAACACTACCTGCAATAGAATTGGCTTTTGCTAATCTTTTTCTATCCACTTTCCAAGTAAATATACCAGTATCAGGATTATAACTTAGTAATTCTAATAATCGTTCATGTTTAATATGTTCCATGCTGCAACCTTTAAAGCGTAAATAGCCCGCTAAAGCACAGTACTCTAGCGGGCTTGTTGTTTAACCTAGCTCTTTTACAGCTTCTTGATCGCTTTGAGAATTCTCTTCTTCTACACCAGCTTGAAGTTTTTCCAGTAGTGCTTTAATTTCATCAGGAGTTGCACGAGGATACTTTTCGTCAATAGGCAGTGCTTTTGCGGCCAGTTCGGTTTCTTGAGCACTAAGAGCACGTGGCTTGCAACGCAAAACTTGCAAGGTATATTCCACGTTATAAGTCAGTGGCCCAGTTTTTACTCGTTTAAATACCACATCCCAACCAGTTTCTGGATCAGTAGGATCACCCAGATCTTCTGCTGCTGTGATAATTTGTTCAAACAGTTTCTTTTTCAGATTAAGAACTTTGACTTTACCGTCCTTAGGGTCAATGCAGTTAACTGCATAGCTCCACGAACATTTAAGATCGCCGTGGAATTCAGGAACCCAATCTTTTTCCAGATTATCAAACTTCTCTTTTTCACGGCTAAACGCAAGACACTCCACTGGAATATCTTTGTTGTTAGTACCACGAACCCAATAAACATATCGGGGCAGTACACCACCAATCAATCGAACGACGTTTTCGCCGTCTTTGTATTCGTAGCTTTCAACGGAAGATTTTTGTGCGCGACCTTTTGTTTGCTTAAAGCTAAGTGCCATTTTTAAGTTTCCTCGTGTATAAATTTAATTTGTTTGTTTGCGATTATTAAAAGCGGGTTTGACTTTATTTTTTGTAAGTCAATATCAGGATATAGTGTTAAATCTAGTGATTTAATGCCGTGGGTTTTGTATAAGCCATAATTACGTAATCCGGCTAATCTAATATATTGTGCTCTATATGCTGAATCTATGCCCGTGTTTTTGAAGAACGGTTCAGGTTTAAGTAAAAAACTACTTCCTACCTTTAGTCTCGATAATGGCTTGTATTTTTCGTGAACGTTTTTTGGTATAGTCACACCCCTGTAAAACTTGTACAATGCTTCTACCATATATTCGGCATTACACTGTGTGTCTTGCTCTAGGGTTTTAAGGTTAAAAAATAAAGTCATTTCTCTGATCTAAGAATATATTATAGCACAATGAACAAAGATTTACAAGTGTAAATTTTTATACCAGTTCAATGTCCCAGCCTTTACGCATATAGAATCCTAATCTATCCCTGTTTTGTTTTTTATCCATGTAACCTGCAAATTGCATATCTAGTACTACTGGAGTTAGCTTATCGTCATGTTGACGTTGAATTCTGCCTACAATTTGCTCTAGTAAACTATCATTTGCAATTGGCACTGCTAGGATAACACAACTAAGTGAATTTATGGAGATGCCTTCGCTAAAGATTTGGCGGCTACCAGCAATGCACATTTTTTCTTTTGTGAGTAATTGCTGTTTAATCTGTTGACGTTGCTCAAAGTTGGTTTCGCCAGTAACCAACACACACGTTTCTCCGACATATTCCTTTACCTTTTGTAAAAATCCAACTCTGTCTGCAATAACTAAAACTTGATGCCCAAGTGCAACTTGGATTTTTGCTAAACCTGAAATAAATGCCTGATAGTCTTCGTCCTCTGTAAGATCATTAATTTTTTCTACCCAAGTAGCACCAGGTTTAAGTGTAATACCAGTTTGTATTAGCTTAACTTCTGGGTTTAGGGTATGTGACTGCGGCGGTTTATACACCTTATGACCAAAAAAGTCCGGAAACATTATGTGCTTTCCGTCTTTTCTGTTCATAGTACCACTAAGTGCTATTCTATAGCGGGCATGAAAGTCATCTATTAGCTGTGAAAATGTATTAGCAGGACAATGATGCGCTTCATCTAGGATCACAGTGCCAAACTCTTTGGCTAAACGTGCACTGTGTTTTACTAGGGTCTGAACATTAGCTACTGTAATAGCGTGATCTTCCCAATCTAGCTTGCCGCCGCCAATAACACCCACTGGCATATCAAATAAGATTTCTACTTCTTCAATCCACTGGTCTCGTAATGCTGTGGTGTGCGTAACCACAAGTGTTTTCTGTCCAAGCTTTCTAGCCAAGTGTAGGGCCGTAAAAGTTTTGCCCCAGCCCACAAGAGCATTGATAAAACAAGTGTCTGTAACTTCTTCATAAACTGCTAGTTGTGTATCACGAAGTGGAAATTTTGGTGTTGGAAATGGTACAGGTACTAGTACACGTTTGTCTACTATCTCATAATGCTTAGGCACTAAGTCTAATCTGCCTTGTGGTATGCTTAGTATACCTTTAGGCAATACTTTATAGTTTCTGATAGTTTCTACAGTACTAAATTGCTTGCTACCAGTGTCCTTATTGATTTTATAGGTAAGTGTTTTTATTATACTTTTGGACTCTTCTATGCCTGGGTTGTCCAGGTATATTTTATTAGATATAATTGCTTTTGGCATTATACTAACCTATGCGTTGTTTTAAATGGTTCATTGTAAAATCCGTATAATATATAGCCTAAGCCCCAGCGAAGTATACCTGCATAGTATTGCTCTGGTTTAGGAGCATACATACACTTAAATCGCTGAGGTAGACCTTCCACTTCTATAATAGCACCCATGCCGTCTAGCGGCAAAACTTTTTTGATCTTGTGCGCAGCCAGTTTGGCGCGGCTGGTTTTTCTGTACTGGAATACTTTTCCGGTATTATCAATAAACCAAGTGGTTTGCTTG